ACACCGTCAATAGTTTCACGCTCCAACTGAGGGAGATTAATATCAATATGATTAAACATTAAAAACCAGAATCCATTTTTGCAACTAGATATTCACGAACAAGACCAGAACGGACTATATCTTCAATACCAAACTCAATTATATCAAAAGAAGGCATTTTACGCAATACCGTCATAAAATCTACAATTCCATTACGCTCATTTGTCTTCACGAGGTCTGATTGAGACGCATCACCACAAAACATAATCCTAGAATTTTCACCAATACGAGTGATAATTGAATCAAGTTCGTGGAAATTCAAGTTTTGGAATTCATCCACAATTACAATCGCATTGTCTAATGTAGTTCCACGAAGGAAAGAAGTGCTCCAGAACTTAATTGTCTCCTGTGCTTTGAGATTTCCATAGAGCATCTCAAAGTCAGCATCAGAAGGCATCTGGAACATATACTTCACCATATTCTTATAAGGAATCTGGTAAATATCTGCCTTATCATCGTGAGAACCTGGAAGAAATCCAATCTCACGAGTCGCAACTAAAGAACGGACAATATAAACTCTCTCATAGGGGCTTTTTTCATCTAAAACTTCTCTAAGAGCATTATAGAGAGTGATGAAAGTTTTACCTGTTCCTGAACACCCATAAGCGACAAGATGTTTTTGTTCTTTATAAGAATCATATAAACGTCTTTGATTATTTGTAAGTGGGTCAATATCTACAAGATAATCAGAACTAAGAGGTTTTCTACGCTTCATCTGACGGGTTGTTAAACCAACGCCGATTGGTTGGTCATTCGTCCTTTTTCTTCTTGCCATAGGTTTAATTAGAGTTTTTTGACATTTGAACCTGGAGCTTTACTTGCTTTTTCAAGAACATCATTCCAACCAGGATTTCTAGAGATAAGCTTATTACGCCACTCTCCAACTTCTCCAGGTTGAGGGCACGTTGATGGGTCAGACCAATCACGAGTCCAATCTGGATTATCTTTTTTCCACTGGTCCCAAGCGTGGATACTCATCTCCACTTCTTTTTGTTCACCAGTTTTTGTATTCACTATGGGGTACGTTGGCATTGTTATAAAATCAAGATAATTTATTTATTAAGGACTTAAACGTGCTTTATGAAAGCGTTTTTCTTCATAATACTTCCAAACATTTGGAGACCATTTTTGTAGATAGGGAACAAATTGCTCACACAGTGCTTGAATTTCTAATTGTGCATCCATTTTTGCTCGCAAATCCATAATGTGAAGAACAGAACGTAGGTTAAAAGAAACCACAAAGTTCTGACGAATTGCTTGTGCAAGATAATCCCTAATGTGTTCCTCACACATTCCTTTTTCATATTTTGAAGCATAACGCTTACATCCTTCGTAGATGAAATCTAATTCGTCATTATAATCTTCAAGTGTCCATTCATATTTTTTACCATAACGATTGGTATAAAATCCTGGAGGACGAACATAAAAAACATCTTCTGGGTTAAGCTCTCCACTAGCAACCTTTACAACTCTTTTACCAGTATATCTCTGCGATTGAACATCAAAGGTTACTCCCACTCTATGGGTCCTTGCTTGCATTGCAACGTTATGAACATATCCAGAGACCGAAAAAGTAATTGCGGGGTGTTCTAGCGGTCCCCAGTGCCCTTTCTCATTGCTTAGGAGACGCTCTACAATCCACTCTCCACACTTCTTAAGATTTGGAATTTCCTGTTCGTGAATTGGAGTTTCTGAGTAATCACATTTTGCAGCTTGGTAAATGACTTGTTCAGGAAGCGCATAACACTGAAGCATAGCAACTTGTAGATTTTTATCAAGCTCAAGTAAATCGTGTGCTTTAATAGGTTTCATTTCTTTCCAAATCCTTTTGATGTTTTTGCTTCTAGTTCTGCGAGTTCTTCTTTAATCACTCGCAATTGTTTTTTCATTTCTTTCAACTGCTCATCACTATACAAATGTTCTTGCTTTACAAGTCGTCCAAGCAGTTTTACTAATTTTCGTGCTCTATCAGTCATTTAAATCACTGTCCTCAAAAACTTCATCGTAGTCTAAGTGCATTGGTTTAACGTCATCATACTTGTATGCTTGAACGTCTGAATAAACTTCTGCTTTGAGAGAATCAACTAGCAATTCTAGATTTCTGACAATTAATTTAATTTTTTCTTTGTCCATTTTTTAAAATTCTCTTCAAACATTTTACATAAAAAATGGGAGAGTGTCAACTCTCCCAGAAATTTAATTTATTTGTAAATCCACTGAATATACAATGAAAAAATAATAGTCAATAGAGCGATTCCGGCAGTCATTGAGACTATAATTTGTGCCATTATTTTGCTCCGACTAGTTGTACTAATTGTGCTAAATGACGACGATCTTCTTTTTGTTTTTGTTCTTTAATGAGTTGTAGGAAGTTGAGTTTTTTCATCACTTCACCTCCTTTACAAACTTAACCCCACGATATGTTTCATTATATTGTTGGGGTTGTTGCTGTGCCTGCTGCTGTTGCTGGCGACGAACTTCGGTGTCATAAGGGACACCACGATATACTACTTGTGACATTAGGATTTCTTCCAGAATGAGATTGTTAGTCCCGTTCCTTCGGGCGGTTTGCGTTCGCTATTTGCGAATAGCGAATGAACGACTTCGTTCCGCCGTCCTACTTGCGTCGGATTTCTCCGATGAACGTAAAGGTATTATAAAACCTTTCGGGATATTTAGTCAAATAATTTTGTATAATTTAATACAATTTTAAAAAATCTTAAGGGCAAAAAAATACCCGGAAAATTTTTCCGGGTCTATGGGAAATCACTTTCTCTTTTTCTTTTCGGGAGACTTATAACCCCAAGTCTTAGGGTTATGTCTACCATATCCCCAATCAATACTCTTTAGATTCTCACGAAACTTATCCCAATACATATCAAATAATTTTAGTTTTCCTCCACGAGTGAGGTCAAAACAAATCTTATCTTCTACCATATACTTAATGATATAAGCATCATTTGGCACATCCTTAGTACAGACCTCAGCATAAGAACCATTCTCAATCATTATCTCACATCCGTAGCGAGTCTTGCAAGTTTCTTTTTCTGCGGGTGTCCAATGGTCCATATGCTTTTCTGTATTTTTTGCTCTTTCTACAACATCACGAAGTTTACTCATATTTTACGAACGACCTCCCCACTGAATATCAGGATATGCTAAAGAAATAACATCTTGAGTAATTTTATACTTTGTTTGAAGTTTTTTATCCTTAACAAGAATTAGAATTTCTGCTTCAAGTGGGTGCAATCCTTGTAAAACATTAATAAACATCGTTTCTCTACGAAGAGAACTCAGACCATCATTACCACCTTTTACAAAATTATAAAATCTTTGATATTCTTTACGAATAGAGGAACGACCTTGATCTTGAGATCCAAGAGAATTGCTACCAATCTCTTCCATTTTGGAAACAGCATCACCAATTTTTTCACCTAAGGTTCCAGAGAAGGAATTCTGTTCGTCAAGTCCAGCATAAGGAACATCACCTGGAGGAAGAGCAGAAATCACACTGTCATCAAAATTCCAAATAAAAAGTGTTTTGAGAGAGGGATGTTCGTATTTTTTAAGTGCCTCTATTTTCTTAGCACTAGTCCTTTGTTTACAAACTACATTTAGAATTTCAAAAACAAAAGGATTGTTAGGAAGATCAGGAATTGTTTCAACTGCTGCTTTTGGTTTTGATGTAGTTGTTTTTAAAATTTTAGTAGTCGGTGATTTTTTAGTCACGGTCGGTTTTGTTGTCATAAAAATTAAAAAATAATGTTTCCTATAAGTTAATTTATAATACTATTCCTCTTCATCATCTTCATAATCATCAAATAATCCCTCCTGAAATGTCACGGCAACTACCTCATCTGGAATTACATTACCGTTTTGATCAAAAAATTCTGGATGAAGTTTTGGTTTATCTTGATAATTCGCCATATATTCTCTAGAAACCCACCCAAGCATAATTCCAAGAATAAAAAATAAAACAGTTAAAAATGAACCAAAAACTAAACTAGTTGCTAACATCTTTTTCTCCGGGAAACTACTTTTTTTTCCTTATAGAAAAGGAAAACTCAAAATAAATGGTTACTTCCCGTTTTAGAAAGCTCACCATCTTTTCAAAAATAATGTGGAAAGGGTAGGATTGCTTTCTTTTTCCTCCATATAAAAGAACTTCAACACCACGATTTCTGTGGTCTTTATTATTTATCTTTACTTCAGACAATTTGTTTCTCTTTTAAAAATTGAATTGTATCCATACATCCTCCAAGTTTCTGTCCTTCACAAATAACCTGAGGAAAAGTAGCACTAGATCCAAATTTTGATATAAATTCTTCTCTAGTAAAGTCTTCTCCCAAATTATACACTATAAAGTCTTTCCCAGTCAACTCTAAAACTTGTTTAATTTTATAGCAATAGGGGCATTCCGATTTTGAATATACGATAAAGTTCATAATTAAAAAATAATTTATTATAATTTATAAAAGAAAAAAGAGGAGATTTCTCCCCTCTTATTACACCACCATTTACTCCTCCCACCACAGAGAAGGTCTTCATTCTCAAAGCTACGAAGAATTGAAGACTTTGACATTATAAGAGAGTTTTGCGTTCTTGTCAAGTGTCAATCGGTATCGAAAAAGAACATTTGCCAGAGCCTTGCATTTTCCATCACGGTTCCAAAATATTCTGAAGCAGAATGAATACAACTCGCATCAAAAATTACAAGACGATTATAGACATTTCCAAGAACATCCACAGGTTCAAATGGAGTTCCATCTAGATGACAATCACCTGGGACGTTTGTCCAAGCAGCATCCCACCCTTCATCATAATATGTTCTTGCTCTTGTCTTTTTATGTGCGTATAAAGTAGTTCCACATTGATAAGGTGCATCTGGAGTCAGATATAACATTCCTCCCCATTTTTGACTATCACAATGCCATACTAAAGGTTCTCCTGCCCAAGCAACTTGAAATCTACCATTCATTCCGTGTTCTTCCCAAGCAGTAATTTTTCTCCCCATAATCTCTTCAAATTTCTCTTTGAGACCTGGAAATAAAAATTGCTCTTGAGTTCTTCTTCCAA